CGATCAATTTTTGTTAATGAGATATCATTTGTTGATGAAGTATTGCCTGCTGCATTAGTAGTTGAAATATATGCTTCAAGCACATCATTTACATCTGTATCTACAGTATATGTTGCAGTTCCTGCAATTAATGCTTTTTCATTTAACTTAACTTTCCAAAGGTGAATACCTCTGTTGCCCCACTCTGAAAATAAAAGATTTAAACTTCTTCTTGCGCTACGTAAGTCATTTCCACTATTAGTCCGCATACCACATCGTTCATATGCTTCTTCAATAATGTCATCGATCTGAAGATCGAATGCTGTAGTTCCTGACGTAGCCATAATTCATTACATTATGTCTTTGTAATAATCCAAAGACTTTCCTGGTATTAAGTTTTCATCTTGAAGGCCTTGACCTTGAGTTCTAGCTGCACCATAACCTTTAGCCATATCACCTTTGTAAGCTTTCATCATTTTACCTTTTCTAGCTTTTTGTTGTCCTGTAGTTACTTGATTTTTTTCTTCTTTAGTAACATCCGCTAACATTGCAACTGGTGAAACAGCTTTGATAGCTTTTTTCTTTTTTTTGTCGCTTAACATTTTAGCACCAAGTAATCCCATGGCAGCAATACCTGCAACAGCTTTAATAGGTTTTTGTTTCATATTTGATTCGATGGCTTTTGCTCTTTTTTTCTCGTAACCAGATAACTTGCCATCCTTATCTAAGTCAGCTTTTTTTGGATTCTTTAGCATAGTATCTCCCCCTGTACTCATTTTTAATAAATCTGCATGAGATTGTTTTGTTGATTTTTTACTTAATTCTGTTTTTAATTTTTTAATCTTAGCTTTTTTTTCAGGAGATAAAGTTGCAACTTTATAAGCAATATTAGCTGCTTCAAATCCTGCAGCAACAGGTAATGCGACTCTGCTTGCAACTCTTCCTACTGCTCTAAGTTTGCCAAACTTACCAGCTTTCTTAGTTGCACTAGCAAATTCAGCTGCACTTGGAAGTTTAGATTTAACTGCTTTCATCATAGCTGTAGGTTTTAAAGCTTTCTTCATAGCTGTCGTACTTTTAGGTACTTTATCTACTGCTCTACCAAGATAGGTATCTGCTCTTTTAAATAATCCTTTTAATTTATCTGATAATTTCTCTGCCATAATTCTCCTAGATATCTATCATACCACCATAATACTTCTTGGTAAAGGTGCTGACGTTAGTTGGTTTGCCTCCTGGGTTACCGGCTTGTCTTTTCCTTGCAACAGCAGAACGCTTTTCTGATTCTGTCATTCGGTTTGCTTTTGCAGCAGGCACGCATTTGGGGTACTTTCTTTTTGATCCACTTGCAGATTTTCTTCCACATTCTTTGTATCCTCCCCCTTTTTTAGGTGATCCTATATCGACCCATTTTTCATTGAACCATTTTTTAAGGCTCATTAAAATACGCCCTTGAAACCTTTGCCTTTGATAGCTGCTCCCGTTCCACGAACCTCGCCACCACACATCATTGGTTTAATTGATTGAGATGAAGGTCCTTGTCCAAGAGGATATGTTGTAGTGTCTATTGACATTGCAGCATCTGGTTTAACACTTTTATAAGGTTTCTTTTTTGGTTTTTTTGTATCAATAACTTTTTCTTTTGGAAAGTTATCTATAATTTTTTGAGTTTCTTTTTTTAATTCTTCTAAAGTTTTAGTTTTCTTTTTTGTCATCAATGTACCTGTATTAGCTTTTTTTGGTCCCCAATCTTTTCTTTTAGTCCCTGATGGATCTTTAATTTTACCTGCACAAATTTTTGAAGCGTATGCATTTGCGTATGCTGACGGGTATACTTTGAATTTTCTTTTGGCAGCCGATTTGCCTCTTGCACATAATTTAGTCATGCAAGATTATATCATCTTTTGACTAGACAGTAAATGTCTTGGCTAGTGGGTTTTTCTTACGTTTGATAGCAAGTTTAACTCTTTTCTTTTTTTCTTTCTCGTCTCTTGCACCACGTAGTTTACCCTCTACTTGTTTTGATATCTGTGATCTTCCTATTGTCATGTTAAATCCTTTGCTTTTCCTATAACTGGTTTATATTTTGTTTTACCTTCTGATTTGTACGCATGCAAGAACTGTTTTCTTGGTTGGTCAGGTGTATAGCTACAATGAATCCATCCGCTGTTAGGTTCACCTGGAGTGTAGAACTCGAGGATGAGCTGGTCATACGGAAGGTTCTTGTGAATCCAATCAGCTAACTCAGCGTTGTCCACACCAATACATTCAAAGTCTGCCGCCTCAGCTTTTGCATGTTGGCTATTGACCGAGCTGCCAATTTTTAGGCACAACTGCTCTGAACGGAACCCTGACGTAACCTTAACTCTTCCGAAGTGATCACGTACCGGTTGCAGTATATTTTCGCACAATGCTTTTAGTTTTTCTATTTGACCAGAATTAGGGTTGTTATTTATATCCAACCTAATTGCTGTATCTGATTTAATTAGCTCTTGAAGAGAAAAATTTCTTGTCAATTCCATAATTACTCCAATATTAATTTTTTAATTGATTTACTACCATCGATGTTCGACTCGAGCTCAGCCATCGACTTTATGCACTGATACTGAATATTATTATTTTTATTTGTTCTCATTGCAACCCTCTTCCCCTTCAAACAGTCAGACATAGATTCTTGGATTCTGTGTTCCTTAATCTCTCCGTTGACAATCATAAGTAAGGCTATAATCAACTCCATTAATGACCTCCGTTTGCTCTAACTTTGTCTTTTAATTCTTCAATATCAGCTAATGCTTTATCTAGTTGTTCTCTTAAAAATTCTATATTAACTTTGTTAGTCATGTTCATTTCTTGAGTCTGTTCCATTTTCTCAACAGACTTGTACAAATCCTCAATTAAAAATATTTGCTCCTGATCTACGGGTACTTGTTCTGATTTCTTTAACAAATCATTTTGAAATAATTCTCTTGATGTCTCCAGAGATACTAATCTAGAAGTCAGCTCAGTATACCCAAGTACTCCCATCGCGACCAGTAAAATTAAACTAGCTACCGTCTTCATTGGCATTTGCACCTTTGCCTCTTCTCCGATGTTTAGTGGTTTGTTACTCATTTAGGTATATATCCTGGTTGTAAAAAAAGAGCTATTAAAACAAAAGCTACAATTAAAGCACCTGTAAAATAATAGTTCATCCTCTGATACTCCATAATTATTTCTTTTTCTTTTTTTTGTTAAAAAATATATTATCAATCCATCCTGTTGCTTTGTCTAGTGCACCAAATAAATTATAGAAAAATTTATCAATCATCTTTGTTACTATCGTTTTCAAAGGATAAATCATGTGCATATTCCTTGTATTTTTCGTAAGTTCTTTTAGTGTCTTTTTTTTCATTTATATCGTAAAACATTTTATCGCTATCTTCAGTAATTAATCCTTTATTTTCAACATTCCACTCAGTACTTTGAACTTTATAGTCTGGTATATCGTTATTAGTAGTGTAGCTACTAACATTCCACAGAATACGATTATTAGGCTGAGCTGCATAATTGCCGTTAGTAAGAGCCAATATATGTGCACACTTATGTTCATCAGGTACTTCACTATGCTCGACATCTAAAATATTTGGGTCTGGATGTGCCCAATCAATTGTAAATAAATATTGTCCATAATAAAACTTTTTATCTATACCAAAATATTTACCTTTTTCTCCAATTAAAAAATCAAAAGTAGTAATACTAGGATAATAACTGAAACTGTTCCACAATTCCAACTCGTGCGTCTGCATATTCGGCACATCGGCTCTATCATACGATTTTTGGAAAAACGCTGAGATAGGCAAACGCCAATAGCACGCACCATTTGGTAACATGATATTAAATAAGATTGCACGCCCTGGAATAGATGTAATCGCGAAGACAACACAGTCTTCACTTTCTCCCATATGTTCTTTAAGATCATAAAGATACTCCTTTCTTATTTTACAGTATATTGGAGGGATGTTTGAATTGAGATAAGCCATGTTTATATTTTTCTCTCCAATAATTTTTTCTCTCTAGAATTCTAATTCTTTTTTCTAAATCACTGTATCCAAATAATTTTTTAAGTAAATCTTTTAGCATTTCCATCTTCGTCTCGCTTGTCTTATTCTTGAATTAGGGTCATTTCTGGTTTTAGCAGAAGATCTTTTTAATTGACCTAGTGATCTTGCACAATATGATTTTCTACGATTAGCAGCTTTTGATCCTTTTTTAACCTTACCTGTTACTGCAGTTTTAAGTTTTGATCCAGGGTTAGCTCTTCTATAAGCAGCTACTCCAGCCTCAGTCATCCCTGCACCTTTTTCAGTAGGTCTATAGTTTTTTTTATTTCTAGGTGGCATACCACCTTTTTTTAATTCAATTATATCTGCGTAATAATTTAAATCCATCTTACGTAAATGTAATTGTTACTCCACCTGTTCCTGCAATAGTTGCATGAATACCGTCTTCAAATAAGATACCATTACCTGGTAAATACATATCTAAACCTTCTTCTCCAAATAAGTAAGTTGCAATAACATCTCCTGTAGCACCACCACTTCTAAATATGATTGAACCACTTGCACTATTACCTTTACCTTGAATAGAAGTTAATCTTGTTCTATTTGTTTTACCTGTACCACCAACGGCTACCATTTGAGCTGTAGCTGTTGCGTGTGCGACCGACTGGTCTGATGAAAAACTTGAGCCACCCATTATCCGTTACTCCCTGTTAAATTGGGACCAGAATATTTATCTGTTAGCAAAGTATAAGCTGAAATATTTGTTTTTGTTTTACAAAATATTCCTTTTGGAAATAAAATACCATCATCAGGAAAAGAAAAATTAACTAAATCTCCGGTAGGAACATCTGCAATAAACATTGTGTCTCCAGAATTTGAAGTTGTTGTTAATTCTAATACTCCTGCTCCACCGCCATCACTTGAAACAATAATTCCTTTCAGTCTTATTGGTTGTGAAATAATTGCGGCTGCTCCTGCAGCAGCAGTTGATCTTGTAGCTTGTATATCGCCTTTGAACATAAATCTCCTAGTTCGTGGCTCCCGAAGGAGCCACTAGTTTATTATTAAGCTATTGTTGCACCTTGAGTTGAACTTGCAATCCAACCAACAGTACTATTCCAAACTAGAGTAGCTGACTCTCCTACTGCATCAAAAGTAATTGTAGTTCCATTTGCAAAAGTAGTTGGAGTTAAAGTTCCGTCTCCACCATCAACAATCATGTTAATGATTTTAATCTGACCTGAAGTTGTTCCATCAGCTAAAGTTAATGCATTAGCTCCAGTAGTAGTTAGCTCAGTTACTAAGTTGGTTAAATCAACTGCACCAGCACCTGATAAAGATTGAACACCACCTCTAATAGCTTTTCCGTAAGAAGCGTTAGATGTAATCGCACCTGTTGATGCATTTTTTGTTATAGATTCAAAACCATTTTCCGATCGGACTGGTCCTGTAAATGTAGTATTTGCCATAATATTTTCTCCTGTATAGCGTTAAGTTTTGTAGTCTCTATACCGTCTGCCTAGTCAGTCTACAAAATAATTTATTTTCTAGGTCTTTTTATTATACATAAAAAAAGGGGCGATGTGAACACCGCCCCTTTTAGGTAATACTAATTGTATTATTTATTAACTAGTTGGTAGATTTCCATTACCAAATATTGCTCTAGGATCTGAGAATCCAAAAGAATATCTTTCTCTAGCTTTAAATCTTACGTTACCAGTATCGAAGTCACCTTCAATCGCAGTTTTGATTGGTGATCTAACAAAGTGTTTTAACCCGTTAGGTACATCAGTCATTAGGAAGAAAGAATCAGTATCAGTTAAGAAATTGTTAACTGAGTACCCTTCTGGAACCATTCCCATTGAAGCGATTGCATTGATGTCGTTATCAGCTGTTCCAACTCTTTGTGGAGTTTTCATTAATCTCTCAGCAGTAAATTGTAATTCTTTTGGAATTATCATCTTTCTACCTTGAGAAGCGATTCTTAGACCTCTTTCGTCTACGAATCCAGCGATGTCGATTAACGACTGCTCAAGTGAAGTTTCGTTAAGGTCTGCAGCAACTGCTAATACATTTGAAAATGTACCACCTGTTGCTAATGGGTGAGCACTAGAAATTAGTGGTACCCCGTCTCCACCAGTCACAGCAGTAAACTGTGCTTGGTTAAGTACGTTAGCAGCTTTAACTTGCTTCGTATTTGACATAGATCTTGCAAGAGCTCTTGTGTATCTTGCAGCTAATCTGTCATATAGGTTATCTTCGATTGCTTCTTCAGTGATTGAAAATGCTAAAGCAATTGTTTCGTGGTTGTATCTAGCTGTGAAAGTTTCACCTGCTGTATCAAACACTACTCCAGCACCCTCTTGTTTAGTTGGTGCAGAAGCGAAACCGCTTAACATTACTTCTTCTTCAAAAGCTCTGTCAGATGTTTCAGTTACGAAAATTTCAGCATGCTGATTTTCGTATCTGTTGTATTCCAGGCCGAATAAAGCATTCAAACCTGGCTCTAGTTCTTTGACTAGTTGGGATCGTGATATTGCCATAGTATGTCTCCTTTATTACGCTATACCTGTTCCACTTCTATAGAAGTGGTTGTTGATTCTAACAAGAATGTTCGCATTAGCGGAACCAGTGTCAGAGTTTTCTGGGTCTTGCGAAATGTCGATCGCCTGAATGACGAAAGTTTGCGCAGTACCTGAAGCACTCACATCTAATTGCTGTTTTGATATTCCTGTTTGTGTCACACCTGTTGTGTTAGTAACAGAGTAGTTCTTGTACAGATCAGCTCTTGTGAAAGCCGCATCAGCATCAACTAAAAATACTGCATCTGGATCATCAATAATAAATGCTGTGATGTCAGAAGCAGCAATACCACCTGGGTAGTAGTTGCTGTAAGTTGGCTTTTGAGTAGTTGGGTCTGTGTAAAAACATCCGTTAAAAACACCCACAACAGCGTCCGAAGTATTCGGGCCATGTCTTTGGATATTTCCAGTGCCTAATGGTTCAACCATTTCGCCTTGGAAAATCGCATCTGAATAGCCTGAAGCAATCGTGTATCTGTTTTGGGCTCCAACAAGAGGTGTTCCGTCTAGTTTTCTGTACGGTCTTAGACCGAACTTTTCACTTACGTTTGCCATATTTGTTTTCTCCGTTTTTTAACAGTTTATTTTAATAACCCGGTAGGTATTGCAAAAATATTATTTTTTACGACTACCACCAAAGGTCACTCTGGACTGTCTATCAATATTGATAGGCATATCCGGGTGCTGTTCCTTCATAAGATCATTGTCCACAGCGTTCATTCTGTCTTGAGTAAGTTTTTTAAAATACTCAGCACGTGAAACCAAAATCTCCTCTGGTATCCTTGCCAGCACAAGGCCTCCAATTCCTATACACCCCTCGTATTTGCCTTCGGTATAGAAAGG